TTTTCTGGCGAAACCCTAAAGGGCTTGGTTGAGTGTGTTACGGCCTTTTGGATCTTGTGATTGTCCTTGGGGAACAAACTCACCGTTCTTGCGTAGTGTAAAACGGTAGGTCTTGCCGTTTTGTGCTGTAACATCTACGGTGTCATTGGTAGCACCGTTAACCATACCTTTTTGTTGATCAAACAGATAGGTTGATCTACCTGGTGATGTGTTAAACTCTCTTGAACCAAACCAAACTTGGTCTCCGTGTGTGTATGTTGTCATTTTAGTCTCCTTAGTGTTAATGCCTTATTGTCTTTACAGTATACACAATATTTTGGTCAAAGTCAACTATTTTGGTAAACTATTTTTCCATGTATTCTGTGGTGAATAGTGTGTCCTTAGGAGTGGGGTCTAAACGACCTTGTGAACCGTCTTCGTTTGGTAAGTCAATACCAAGTGCAGAATTTAGGCTTTCACGAATGTTCATCATAGTCCTAAATGTACGACTCTTAATGGTCTTGTCATATTTGGCTCTGTTGGCGTGTGTGATTGCACCGTGTAATTGACCAGTTTCTTTTGGTGTTGGATACAACACATTGTGGTGGTGTATACCATATTCATCTATGTGCTTGAGTAGGAAGTCAATGTCCTTGTCCACATAACCTGGTACTTGTATTTTATGGTCATCTACGAGTATACGAGCACAACACAATATACACTTCCAAATTGTGTTGTCATATTCGTGCCAACCTTTGATAAGAGCACTTGATGGTGCTATTGCACCTTGACTATTGATATATTGGTTCATTTGATTGAGGCTAACACCTGTTGCGCCTGCGATTGTTTCTATGTCTAATGTTACTGTCATAACTTCTCCTTATTGTTCTTATATTATAACACCTTTCGCCGTGTTTGTCAATGTATTTATGTTACCTTGCTAAATACTACATCAAAAGAGGAGTAACTATGAGAGATACAACAAAAGAATTGAACGATGCAATGGACAGTTTGAAACACTACACACGATCACCTGTGCTATTGAATGGTGTGCTGAGTATGATAATGATATGTGGTTGGGCACTTACTATTTCAACCATACTTTGGCAATGGTTAGGATAAAGCGAATCCCTAACACGTCTGACAAAGATGGTGTGTGGCAAACTGAGCAACTCAAACAAGGTTGGTACACGGCTGATTTTGATTTTGACACAAACGAATACATTATGAAACGTTGTGAAGACGTTGACACAATCACAGTACAACAGGCCAATTTGTTGAGTTACAAAAACGCAAACGATCTAACACCACAACAGCGTAGAATATTATGGGGAGATGACTATGGATAGTGCGAAAGGCAACGGTTGGGGTTACTATGGTATACAAAGTCGCTATCCAACACCACTTGACGGTGTAAACACCCGCAGTACATATCTACTACGTGGTTGTGAACCCAACACTATGTACAAGCCAGGTGACGAGCCCAAAGGCTTTCGTTGGTTTTGGCAAGACAACAGTTTATTACCACATCTGCGTTATCCACACGCACACAATCCCAAAGGATTAAAGACATGGCAAAGACTAACATACTGTGGTTGGACAGTACCAGCAAAATATCCTCCACAACAAGAACACAGACACAGATTAAACACACTACTCCAAGAACACTCAAGAGGCGTCATACAAGACATCACAGACATATGGAACGGCATACGTTCTACATCACCTCTGTCAGACCGTCATTGCCTTGTGATAAGAAGTTCAGATAGAAACTATCGTGAGTACTACAACACCACTTGGAACACTTGGTGGAATCGTGTAAGACCTGTGCTTGAACACTATGGTTACACATATGAAATAAGAAACAAAGTTGGCATTGACAGTCGCAAGAACAATCAAGTGTCAACACAGATACGAGAAGGAGGCTTTGATTGTGTATTGGCCAATCACAGCGCCGCGGCAAGCGAAGCAGTTTGCATTGGTGTGCCTGCTATTGTAACAAGCGAATGGAACCCTGCGAGTAGTGTAGCAACTCCTTGGGATCATTTTCTTGAACATGGTGATGTTATTGAATATGATGCTACAATTATAGATGAATGGGTCACACGTTGTTGTGCCTATACATACCACACAACAGAATTAGATGATTGGAGTTGGATAGATGTACATCCAGACGCTGGTTATCTTAGACAGGAAAGAACAAATGCCGTTTACAAAGACATACGACAATCCAACGAATATACCCTATGATTGGATTAAGAAATACAGTCGTTCAAAAGCACAAGCAAAGTTTCAAAAACATGAATGGGCATTCACGTTAGAAACATGGTACACCATGTGGGAAGACAGTGGTGTAAAAGAGCATAGGGGAAACAAACCGTATCAATACGTTATGGTACGCAAAGACGAAATAGAAGCATGGGGACCGCACAACTGTATTGTTGTGAGTAGACGTAAACACCTAATCAAAGGTTGCTTGGAGAACATACACAAAAGCATACCTAAACGTGATTGGGAAGATCGTCATGCCGTAAGGAAAAACAATGACTAAAAAGAAAAAAGAATATGATCCATTATATACAGAGATGCGTAAAGAGTATCTTGATGAATGGAGAGTATGGTATAAAATGATTTGGAGTTGCCGTAAGCAAGCCAAATATTATGTAGACATACAAGTATGTGAAGAATGGAAAGGATCAGAAGGATTCTTAGAATGGTTAGATCATATAGGTCCAAAGCCAAGTGAAGATATGGTAATGGATAGGGTCAGCAAGATAGGTGATTATGAACCTGGCAATGTTGAATGGACAACCAAAGAAACAAACATGAACAGATGTAGAAAACATCAAGATCCAGATGAAGTAGCATACTATGGCAAAATAGCAAGAGAGAATGGAATAAAGAGACACACTTTTGCACATAGGGTTGAAAGAGGTTGGGCGTTGCAAGATGCCGCAACTTTAGAGCCTTCACAGAAATGGTATAGGGATAGAATAATATGATAAAAGGTGACTTTGATCCATATCAAAACTTATTAGAGTTAAATGCTTGGTGCGAACGTGCAGACAAGCATCTAACAAATTTATTAACCAACCAAAAGGTTATCATTAAAACTATAAATGAATTAAGAGAAGATTACAATGTCTTAAAAACAAAAATACATTTAATGGAGACTGATTTGGATGAAGAGTAACCTTATAGGCAATGGACCCTCAAATAAACTTTTTACAAGCGATGACTCTTATAATCTTGTTTGCAATATTCCTCAACATGGTATAAAGCATCAAGGTATGAGTATCATAGATGGCGAAGTTTTAGTATGGATGAAAAAACACAACTATCATCCCACAGTACCTATATATTGTACTCAAACAATCAAAACAATAGCACAAGGAAAAAACATAGGCGGTGATTGGCATCCTGTCTATGAACGCAAAAACAGATACAACGCAGGCCTTCATGCCGCAGAGTATCTAATGAGATTTTCAAAACAAATTAACCTATGGGGATTTGACAGTATGTGGTCAACAGATATCACAAGTCAAATGGACACACTTATTGACAGAGCAAGACCTCGTCCACTACACGAATGGTGGAGACCTTTATGGGACAACATATTCAATAACACTGAATGCGAATTTGTAATACATTTACCTAATGGAGAATCTTGTGAATTTACCCAAGCCAACGTCAAAGAACAACACCACTAATATTTGGAGATGGTTAAAACGTGTGATAGCCAAGCCACGCAAACGTCTTGGTGGTCATGCAATATGTCCTTACCTACAACAATATATGGATCGTATAAGTTTGGTAGAAAGTACAACACCTATGACAGTAGCAGAAAACTTTGCCACGTTTAACAGACAGTTTGGCTTAGAAGCAGTTATTGTATATGGATTTGATTGGGACTTTGACAGAGTACACAAAGAAGTAGATGCTATAAACAAGAAGTTCAAAACAAAAGATGTAGAATGCCTTGCTATGTGTCCTGACAGTGAAGGTGCACCATTTCCTATAGAATACAACTACACAGAACCTCTTATAATACTACAAAAACGAAGCACACTACAAGAAAAACGTAATCACTTAGCGAAAATGACGGATTATTACACCTATTATAACCGTTAGGCTAAATACTGTTGACGCAAAAAAAACCTGGAGACAATTATTATGGCTATTACGCTAAGACAAGAATCAAGTGCAGGAGCAACTACTAAAGGTAGTTCACTCACATACGCAGAATTAGACAACAACTTCGTTGACCTACTTACAAACAAAATGAACGACCTTGGTGATGATACAACACCACAACTTGGCGGACCATTAGATGTTAATGGTCAAGGTATTCAAAGTGTATCAAATGGCAACATTACAATCACGCCAGACGGATCAGGTAAGGTTATACTTGATGGTTTAAGTTGGCCAACAGCAGATGGCACAAACGCTCAAGTACTACAAACAGACGGTGGCGGAAACCTTAGTTTTACAACTATATCAAGCGGTGGTATTTCTAATGTTGTAGAAGACACTTCACCACAACTTGGTGGAGAACTTGACGCACAAGGCGAACTTATTACAAATCCAATCTTAAAAGACTACGCAGAAACAGTTGAAGCAATTGGATCAAACGATTCACCAGGACTTACTGTATCAACAGGAAATGTTAAGACAGTAACTATTAGTTCAGGATTGGCATTGAGTGCATTTACAGATGCGGCCGCAGGCCAAACTATTACACTTATTGTAAGTGGATCAGGATCAGCAACAGGAACAGGTACATATAAATTTGCAGGCGGAAACAAAACACTTACTAATGATAGTATTGTTAGTATCCATACACCAGACGGAACAAACTATTTTGCCTCAATAGCAACAGACTTCCAAGCGTAAGGAGAACAATATGCCATTAGGAGCAAGTAGATTATCGTTGTTGGCGTTCCAGGCGTCAGTGACGGCAGAAGCAACAGTTATCCGTAAGAAAGTTGGACTAAGTGCTAAAGAACAAGTTCAAGTAGACACAGCACAATACAAATATGGATCCAGTGCGTTATTTGACGGTGGCACAGATGATTATATCCTTGTAGATCACACAGCACAAAATATAGATTATGCAGACGACTTTACATTAGAAATGTGGGTGCGTTGGGCATCATTACCAGGCATAAACACTTTTAGTATGTTGTGTACAACTTCTACAAGAGGTGACTATCTTTCACTCTACAACAAGTTTAATGCCTATACTATTGCAATGGCAGTATCAGATGGTTCAACAGCATACACACAGATAAGAAATCTTGATATTACCCCAGCAACAGATACTTGGTATCATATTGCGGCTGTTAAGAATGGCAGTTCATTAAAATTTTATTGGGATGGCGCAGAACTAACCAATGACAACGGATCAGCAGGATCAATGAGTGCTGACAAAGGTATGGACGGTATACGAAGAATTGGTGACTGGGCAAGTGGCTCATCATATGCAATGAACGGACACATAGATGAATTCCGTCTTTCAAAATCAGTAAGATACACAGTAGACAATTTTACACCAAAAGGTCCTTTTGTAAATGATGATGACACACAGTTATTGGTACACATGGATGGTAAAGATACCTTAACACACTTTGATGATGACAATGGTGCAAAAGCAGTAGAGTACAGAACTGATGAAGATGCAACTAATTTACAACTTGCAGTTCCATTTGATGATGCAAACGGTGTTAATGATGTTTCACATCTTGTTACAGGCACAAGTCAATCATCAGCAGGCACAGTAACACAAGGCACTTCTTCAGTAGTATCAGGTGGTGGTTATTATTCAAGTTATAATAGTTCATTACATAACAACAACACAGGCGACAGTGGATTAACATATGTACCAGCAACAGCCTTTGGTAATGCCTCAAGTGCATCATACACAGTTGAACTTTGGGTAAAAGCCACAGACTCAACAACAAACGGCAACTGGCTACTATCAAGTGCAGACAGTGGCAGTAGATGGTTGTTTGGATTCAACAATGGATCAACTGTAACTTTTGGAAATGAAAATATGATTGGTTTAGGTGACAGTGATTGGCACCATGTTGCTATTGTAAATGACAGTGGTTCTAAGAGATTTTATATTGATGGAGTACAAAAAACAACAGCACAAGGAAGTCCAATAAATGGAACATGGTATAGTGTAAACACAGGATTTTCAACACTACACGTTGGACAATTTTCATCTAATAATTCAAATGAATTTAATGGAAATTATCAGGATCTAAGAGTATACAATCATGCAAAATATTCAGGAACTGATACAACTAATGCCAACTTTGCATTACCTAAATCAATTCTTAAACATTCAGGCAAACACGTTGCACTAACACCAACAGGTACCGCTAAAATTTCAGAAGTACAATCAAAAATAAATGAATCATCAATGCGTTTTGTTGGTGACGGAGGCATAATTGTTGAGCCAACACATCCTGAAGATTTTATATTTCCTAAAGCATTTACATTTGAATGTTTCTTTTATGTTCAGCAAGATACAGGTAGTGCAAGTAACACTATCATATCCAATAAGCAAGACAGTGGTGGCACAGGCACTAACGACTTTTTTGTATTGTATAGAAACCATGATAACAAATTACAGGTTTATGTTGCAGGTGACATGAACGTTGCCGCGGCGTCAGGTACACTTGCACAAAGCACTTGGCATCATATGGCGTTGGTTAGAGATGACAGTGGTAATTTAAGTTTCTTTGTTAATGGCACAAGACAACAAAATGTAACTGGTAGTAACACAGCAGTTGGATCACTTAGCAGATACAAGATGGGTATTGGTAGCATGGCAGACGGTGCCAGTAATATGTTAAACAACGGCTCAGGTACTTTGACTGCCTATATTGACAATGTGCGTGTAAGTGACACCTATAGATATAATCCAAGTTCAACAACTATTGTTGTACCAACAGCGGCACCTCATGCTACTACTGATACACAATTACTTTTAGACTTTAATGGTATAGACAATTCACACTTTATAAGCACAAACAATGGAATGATGCAGGGCAGAGCCGCTCGTCCTCGTTTGGTTGATAACGCTTATCTTAATGATGTAACACCTAAATTTGGTTATCAAAAAGTAACACTTGACGGTTCAGGAGATTATATAGAAGCATATCCAGACTGGGATGTTGCTAATCCTTGGACACTTGAATTTTTCTTTAAGACAGGTTCAACAGGAACGCAGAACTTGTTTGGTATGACACAGAGTAATGCAAGTACAGAATCAAACAGCATATTCATAAGAACCAACAGTGGCAAAGTACAAGTTTACACAAGCACAGTTGGTGGTGGTACTTGGAATGGCGCTGTAGGAGTGAGTACAAGTTCATCATACAGCACAACGGATTGGAACCATTATGCTTTACAATGGGATGGCACAGATCTAAAACAATTCCTAAATGGCGGCGAAGAGTCAACAACTTCACACGGAACAGCGGTGTTTGATAATGAATATTATCAAAATTGGTTTGGTGGAGCATTTGGTAGTTCAGCATGGTTCAGTGGTGACTTAGATGAAATTAGAATTCACAAAAGTGCAGTATACTCAGGCAGTTATACAGTACCAACAACAGCACACACTAATGACTCCAATACTATATTGTTATTACATTGTGAAGGTGCACTTGTTGACGACGATGATCTAAGATATCCTTCAAATCCTAATGTAGTATTTGGTGGTGAAATAGATACGGCTCAATACAAATATGGTATTTCAAGTTGGTATCATGATTCTGATTATGACGGTATAAAAATGTCATCAGAAGATGCATTTGCTGAAATTGGTCGTGGTGAATTTACATTTGAAGCATGGGTTAGAAAAGATACAGATATAACTGGTAATATGTATGTGTTCAACGCAAACAATCAATTTGGTTTAGTCTACAATGACACAAACAATAGGTTTGAATATGCCGCAAACAATGATGCAATTACAAGAATCACAGGCTCAACAGCCATAAGCAACAACACATGGTATCATATTGCTGTTTCAAGAGACAGCAGTGGCAATACCAGAATGTTCTTAGATGGTAATCAAGAAGGTAGTACATACGCAGATGACAGAAACTGGGCAGACAACAGTGAATACCTAATTGGTGTAAGCAGAGGTGGAAGCGAAAGTTGGCGTGGGCATATAGATGAATTCAGAGTAAGTAGAACAGCAAGATATACATCTAACTTTACAGCACCAACAGAACAATTTGTAAATGATAAAAATACATTGTTGTTGTTACACTTTGATGGTTCAGATGGTGACACTGGAAACGCAATTCGTGATGATGTAGGAGTATATAAATGATTTTAGAAATACAATTAATTGACGGCACAAAACAAAACGTAGACGTAGGTGATGTTAGTGAAATGACATCAGATGAAAAAACTACAAACTTAGAAACTAAATTAACAGATGCTGGTATAGACCCAACAGGTTTTTACATTGTTAATGGCGAGGTTGAGTAATGACATGGCCAACATCTACTACATCAACATCTAACATTGATGCAGATAGTGACAGCATTGCTGAAGCACGTTTTGAGATATTCAAAAACGTTAAAGATGTAAATTCTATAACAGACGAATTTAACATTGGCACTCCAAGCCAAAAAGACACGTTAATTTATAATTCAAGTACAAACAAATTTGACTTAGGCGGAATGACAGACCTTTCTAATTTAGGACTGTTTAACTTTTCAGCATTTGGTGCCACAAGCATTGCCAATGTATTTGAATTTTTTGATGGAACATTTACGGTGCAACATGGTAGTAGTAATTTAGGAATTACAACATCTACTAACGGTGACGGAGATAGAATAGCAACATTCCCTGCAGGAAATTATGTTATATCTATACCTTACTTTGTACCAGCACCACAAGGCACAGCATCAAGTGGCGGGTTCACACAAAGTTTTAGATTGTTGTGGAAAAAATTAGATGGTACTACAGTAGCAGACCTTGAGTTTAAAAGAGGTGATTTCAATTACAGATGGTTTGTATACACAATAGCACATTTTACTTTTTCTGAGTCAACAGATATAAGATTTAGTTACGAAAATCATGAAGGTGGTTCAGTAGCCTCTGACGTTGACCATCCTATAATAACATTGAGGAGACTATAATGCCTACTTGGCCAAGCGGAACAAAAGCAGGAACAACTAATGTTGACAATGGTAGCGATCTAATTAGACTTGCTCGTCCTGACATTAAACAAAACATAGACAACACCAACGCAATCATTGATACTTTTGATACTTCAGGTGCAACTAACAATGACGTGTTGATGTACAATTCATCAACAACAAAATTTGAACCTCAATCAGGTATTGGATTCAATGCTATTTTATTAGAATTTGATGCTGATATAAATTTTCAAAGTACTCTACAATCATACAATTATGATGGTGGGTTTACAATTATAGGTGGAAATAGTCTTGGTGTTACCACAGGCACTAACACCGCTGGCGATACTAAAATATCATTTCCTACTGGTACATATCAAATAGGAACTGTATCACCATTTATTACAGGGTCACACGGTACAAGTATTAACTTCATTTGGAATTTTAAGTTAAAGAAAGAAAGTGACGATTCAACTCTTTTAACAGGCCTAAGCGAAACTATAAGTTTCTATTTTAGAGCATATAATTGGTCTGACGTTGTTACATTTACAGGTAGTACAGACACATATATTGAGTTTAGCAACAGAACTAACACTACTTCAACAATACCACACACACCATTATTAATCAATAGGCTGGCATAATAAAGGCTAAATCAACAATTACAATAAATATGTTTGTATATACAAGACTAAACATTTACAAGGAGATCTCAAAATGAGTCAAGCAAGTAACTACTTAGAAACGGCCTTACTGGACCATGTTCTAAGAAACACAGCATACACTTCGCCTACTACAGTTTACGTAGGGTTGTTCAAAGAAACAGTAGACACAGCAACTACCAACGCTAATTTAGAAGCAGGTACACTAACTGACGAAGTTGGCAACTCAAATGATTACGCCAGAAAAGCAGTAACATTTGCGGCGGCAAGTTCACCAGGTGGTACAATTACTACAAACGCAAACGTAACATTTGATCCTGCTAACGGTGGTGACTGGGGTGCGATTACTCACGTTGCAATTATGGATGGTGCATCACATGGTTCAGGCAATGTGTTGTTCTACGGTACATTGGCAACAAGTAAAACTATCCAAGACGGCGATACTTTCCAAATTACTACAGGCAATTTGACTATTACACTGGCTTAATAGGGAACAAGCCCTATGGCACTTTATGTAATAGCCAATAATGACTATCTTACTGACGGATATGTTACAGACAATTTCGTTGGAACAGATAGTGACCTATATGTCAATGTAGGATATACCCAAGATACCATAGAAGGTAGTGCGGCACTTTCAGCAAGTGCATCAGCAACCGCTAAGGGTGGGTTCCTTATTGACTCAGGCTCAATTACATCAAGCGTCAGTATAACTGTCACAACAGCAGACGGAGATGCAACACTTGTTGGTGTAAGTATACCAGCAGGAGCATTTAGTACCGCAGTAGACGGCGACAGGATTGCAGGTGCTACATCAAGCATTTCAACAAATGCAACAACTTCAACAGATGCAGATAGAATAGCAGGCGGCGTTGTTAGTTTATCACCTGCCTTTACAACAGGTGTAACAGCAAACGCAATAGTATCGCCAGGCGGCGATATAAGTGTAAGTGCAACTGTATCAAGTTCAGCAGTAGCAAACCTTGTTGGTGTCGTAGACATCAACGCATTCCAAACACATCCTACTCTATGGAGTAGTAGTGCAACATGGGATGATCCTCAAGATATAGTCTGGGGACCAATGGTTGAAACATTTGCTGATGCATTTGCACAAGGTCAATCAAGTATAAGCACAAGTGCAACACTTACAGCAGATGGTGATGTAACAGCAATAGCAAATATATCACCAGCAGGCGCATTTACAGTTGACGTTACAGGACAATTTGAAGTTGTTGGCTCAGCAGATCTAAGTGTAAGTGCAACAGTTACAGCACAAGGTACAACAAATGTTGTAAGTGAAAACGTTCAAATAGCAAGTGCGGCTTCACTTGTAGCAAATGGTATATTCCAAGTAAACAGTCAACCAATTGCTATAAGTTCATCAGGCACACTTGTAGTTGATGCTGATAGAATTGCATCAGGCGTTGCAACGCCACAAGCGAACGCAACTGTACAAGCAACTCCAAGTAGAACAAGACCGTTTGTTGCTAACCTAACAAGTTCATTTAGTTTAACTTCAGATGCAACAGCAACAACAGACGCAACTGTTATACAAGCAGGATCATTTACTACAACAGTTGATGCAATAAAGGCTGTATTTGCTGAAGCAAGTATGTCAAGTAACTTCCAAACTACACGTTGGGTTGGTGGTAAATTAAATGGCGGGATTATAGACATCCAAGCATTTACTGTTCAAGTAAGTGCTCTAACAATTTACATAATTGATCCGTTTAGAGTTTATACTATAGATTCTGAGTCCAGATTGTTAGGAATTGAAGAAGAAAGACGGATTTACACGCCTAATTCTGAAACACGGGTAAATAGTATTATTGAAGAGATAAGAGAATTCAATGTGCCGTCTGAAACACGAACTCTTAAAACACAACACAAAAAATTAGTGGAGGTTGCAGGCGACCCACTGGATAGGAGAGAATGATATGGCAGACTTAACAGGATTCAAACAAGATAGGCAAGGAACATATATTGAAAAAGATCCTTATGCTGTTCTTGATTATACCTTAGATTGGGGTAATTGGATGCCAAGCGGAGACACAATCAACACAATAGCAGTAACGGCAGAAGCCATAGCAGGTGATTCAGCACCACTTGTAATTGCTTCTACAACAAACACCAACACACTTGCAACAGCAAGTATCAGTGGTGGTACTGTTGGTAACATATACAACGTAGAATATAAAATTAACACAACCAACAGTTTACAAGACTCACGTAATTTTAGAATAAGAGTATTGGAGAGAGAACTATAATGGAACAAGAACCAAGAATCACAAAAAAGAAATACAAAACTATTGATAGAGATTTGGTATTTCGTCTTGCGTGTATTCAGTGTTCAGATGTAGAGATTGCAGAAGCAGTAGGTATTTCAACAGAAGTACTTAAAAAAAGATTTAACAAAATCATAGAACAAGGCAGACAAGAAGGCAGACAATCATTGCGTAGAGCAATGTACACCAAGGCAATAGATGGATCAGAAAGGCTACAAATCTTTTTATCAAAACAATATCTGGGTATGAAAGACACACCTGAAGACGGCGATGCGAAAGCACCTCTACCTTGGGAAGATTAATCAATGGCATTAAGTGACGCACAAAAAGACATTTGCTCAAGTGACGCTCGTTTTAGAGTAGCGGTCACTGGCAGACGTTTTGGCAAGACACACGTGGCAATGAGAGAATTGGCCAGGTTTGCGTCATCACACAATAACCAATTGGTTTGGTATGTTGCTCCAAGTTATAGAATGGCCAAAGGTATTGTTTGGGATCAACTCAAAGGTAGGCTCAAAGACCTACGTTGGGTAGAACAAACAAACGAAGCAGAACTAACAATGAGATTAAAAAACGGATCTAAAATATGTTTGAAAGGCGCAGACTCACCTGACAGTTTACGTGGTGTTGGTTTGAACTTTCTTGTCATGGACGAGTTCCAAGATACAGATCCAAGAGCCTGGACAGAAATTTTAAGACCTACACTATCAGACAAGAACGGTCACGCATTGTTCTTAGGCACACCAAGAGGTGTAGGATCATTTAGTCATGAGATGTATTCAATGGCTAAAGACACAGAAGATTGGAATTCATTTACATATCGCACTATAGACGGAGGGCAAGTTCCTGAAACGGAAATTGAAGCGGCTAAACGTGATATGGATCAAAGAACATTTGAACAAGAGTACTTGGCATCATTTACTACATATTCAGGTGTGGTCTACTACAACTTTGATAGAGATGAAACAGTGAGGGCTTGTAGTGGACAAGACACAAGAGAAATTCATTGTGGCATTGACTTTAACGTTGATCCAATGAGTGTGTCAATAAGTGTAATAGAAGGCAACACAATAAATTTTATAGATGAAATATGTATGCGTGGATCAAACACAGATGAAGTTTGTGATGAAATCAAACGTAGATATCCAAAGTCAAGGATTGTAATGTATCCAGACCCAGCAGGTAGACAAAGAAAAACAAGTGCTGGTGGTAGAACAGATATTTCAATACTACAAAATGCAGGGTTTCAAGTACAAGTGCGTAATGCCCACACGCCAATTAGAGACCGTGTTAATAGTGTGAATGCTAAATTAAAGAACACACAAGAAACAAGAACATTGTTTATTGATCCAAAATGTAAACAGATCATAAGCAGTTTAGAAAAAATGGTTTACAAACCAGGTACATCCGTAATTGAAAAGGATGGAGAATTGGATCATATGGCTGACGCAGTTGGATATTTGGTAGACTTCCTATACCCACTACGCACAGACTTTGACACAACTACACCACAACGTTGGGCATTTACTGGTAACAACAATCAATCAAGGAGATGGACATAATGCCCTATATAAGAGATAGAGTAATTAAAGGGGACAGCCGTAACAACATTGATATGATATTAGAGGCGCATAGTGCTTACAAATATTATTTGAATAGATGGCAGTTCTTAGGAGATTCGTACCAAGGTGGCTACGATTATTTTGCAGGAAAATATTTAGAACCTTACTACTACGAAAGTAGAGAGGACTACGAAAAACGTCTACGTATGTTAGCAGTAGACAATCATACAAAAAGTGTTGTAGGAATTTACAACAGTTTCTTATTTCGTAGACCAATAAAACGTGACATGGGCAGTTTACAAGGTGCTCCATTGAACGCATTTATGCAAGACGCAGACTTAGACGGTAGAAGTTTTGATGCTTTTATTAGAGACCTAAGCAGTCTTACAATGGTATATGGAAATGCTTGGGTAGTAGTTGATAAACCAACAACACAAGTTACAACAAGAGCAGAAGAATTAGAACAAGGTCTAAGACCATACGTGAGTATCTTTACACCAGATAATGTCCTTGATTGGGAGTATTCACGTCAAACAAATGGTGCTTATACTTTGAACTATTTGAAAGTCAAAGAAGAAGTAGTTGGTTCTAAGCAATACATTAGAGAATATACACCAGACCAAATAAATGTGTATGTTATAGATGGTGATGACAAAGACGGTGATCTGTTTGAAACATTGCCAAACACATTAGGTAGAATACCTGCGGTGTGTGTATATGCACAACGTGGCAACATCAGAGGCGTTGGTGTTAGTGCTGTAGGAGACATTGCAGATGTACAAAAAGAACTGTATGAATTCTCAAGTGAGATTGAACAGATTGTTAGATTAACAAATCACCCAACACTTGTAAAAACTGTTGACACAGAAGCAAGTGCAGGAGCAGGATCAATTGTACAACTACCACAAGGAATGGACCCAGGTCTTAAACCTTATCTATTACAACCAGATGGTGCTTCAATTGAAGCAGTACTAAGTTCTATGCAACGCAAAGTAGACTCAATTGATAGAATGGCTTGTTTAGGCGGTATACGTTCTATTGAATCAAGACGTTTGTCAGGCATTGGATTACAAACAGAATTTCAAATGTTAAATGCTAAATTGGCAGACTTTGCAATGAACTTAGAACACGCTGAAGAACAGATTTGGCGTATGTGGGCAATGTACCAAGGTCAAGTATGGGATGGTTATGTAGAGTATTCACGTTCATTCTCAATACAAGACAAGTTTAACGATATCAATATGTTGAAGTTGGCCAAAGAAGCAAACGTTACAGCACCAGGTATGTTAAAAGACATTGATGCTAAAATTTACGAAACAATCTTTGAAGAAGAATATACGGAGCAGAGCGTGGGGGCTATGGCACCAGGTGAGATGGTACATGGTACCTTAACATCAGGGGGTGAGATGGTAAGTCATCTGCGTGAGATGTATAGTCAGGGTTATACAGACGAGCAGATACTTGCCCTCCATCCAGAACTAAGTGCGTTGTTTGGTAATGGCGAATAGATATGTTGCAGATGTTCCATACTACATTGAGGGCAATGAAGAACGTTTTAGAGAGTTGTTGGCAGAGTATAACGAAAATCTTCATCAGTTTGAAACAAAAAGTAACAAAACAGCAGGACGAAGAGCAAGGAAAAACCTCTTAGAACTGTATCATTTGTGCCGTACACGCAGGGCTGAAATACTTGAAGGTATGAAAGAGTGTGGCTGGCATCAACACCCAAGTTGGGATAACATAGAAGAAGGAGACTAACATGGCTAAATCAAGAGGCGGCAAAAAGAAAAAAGATAAGAAAAAGAAATCTACAAGAGGCGGTATGCGCCGTAAATAGTAGGTTTTGATACAAAAATACTAAATACAAACAGTACTGTCAAAGGGCAGGTGGTAACTCAACCAAATAGAAAGAGGAAATAATATGACGCAAGATACAGCGGTAAATGAAACGGAGTCAACTGTTACTCCTACAGAACAACAGGTAGCAACACAGGAAACTAAGGAAAACCTTTTATCACAAGACGAAGTAAATCGTATTGTAGCAGAAAGGGTAGCACGAGAAAAAGCAAAGTTTGAAAAGAAATTCTCAAACGTTGATTTAGATCACTACAAGACTTTGGTAGAAGCAGAAGAGTCACGCACTCAACAAGAACTTGAAAAGCGTGGTGAGTATGAGAAGTTGTTGAAAGAACAGGCTGAAAAGTTTAACGGCAAGTTAAGTCAATACCAATCAGAACTTCATACTATCAAGGTAGACGGTGCTCTACTAAATGAGGCAAGTACGCAAAAAGCAATCAACCCTCAACAAGTAGTAAGCCTATTGAAAAACCAAGTCAAACTAAATGACGCAGGTGGAGTAGATGTAGTAGATCAAAACGGTCAAGTGCGTTATGATGATAATGGTTCGCCCATTTCACCTAACTCACTAATCAAAGAGTTCCTTAGTGCGAATCCACACTTTGTACAAGCAGGCCCAAGTGGTTCTGGTACAGGACAAGGCGTAGGTAAGCAAACTCCAGTGGTAGACAACGACATATCCAAGTTGGATATGACAAACCCTAATCACAGAGCCCAATATGCGGAAATCATGAAAGGCAAAGGGATTAGAGTATAACATAAATGCTATCAATCTAAAGGAGATATAACATGGCAGATGAAGCAACAGGTTCAGTTCTATCAGAACTGTACGCAAATATAGTACAATCAGCATTGTACACAATGAACGAGAAGACTATCATTAGACCTCTTGTTCGTAATTACGACATGAGCGGAACTCCAGGCTTAACAGCACAGGTTCCAATTTACCCATCAGTTGCGGCGGCGGCTGTAGCAGACGGCACTGACTTAGCCAACACAGCATTCAACACAACATCTAAAACTATCACAGCAAGTGAAGTAGGTGTAATGGTTGAATTAACTGACTTAGCGGCTGAAGGTGCAACTGACGATGTAGCGGCGGCAATTGGTCGTCAATTAGGTTCAGCAATGGCTGAAAAAGTTGACACTGACTTAGCGGCTCTATTCTCTGGATTTTCAACATCACTTGGAACAGGTGACTCAGAAATCACAGCAGACATGATCTTTCAAGCGGCGGCAACACTAAGAACTAATAATGCAGACCAAAATGGTGGCTATGTGTGTTTACTACACCCATTCCAAGCATACCAACTTAAAAAGCAATTAACAAACGTAGGTGCAACTATGTCTCACTCACTAAGTGACACTGGTAACAATGCGTTAAGAGATGGCTTCTTAGGTAAAATTGCAGGCGTAGACATTTTTGAATCTAACGTAGTATCAGGCGCAAGTGCTGGTGCATATGTTGGTGCAGTAATGTCACAAGATGCATTAGGTTACATGGTTAAACGCAATATGCGTATTGAAACAGAGCGTAACGCTTCTAAACGTAGTTTAGAAATTGTTGGTTCTATGGCTTACGGCGTAAGTGAACTATTTGACTCTTATGGAGTTGGCTTAGTAGCAGACGCACAGATTGCCTAATCAATCTTAACTGACTTAGAATAGGGCGTTTTGGCGCCCTATTCTTTTATACGAATAAATACAAATGGATGAAGAAGGACTTCACCAATAATGTTAGGAGCAGGACCCTATGGCTATATTAGCAACAATCACTGATGTCGCGGCATTTGAGCCAGACATTGAAAATTACGGTATTTCAGACTTTGACGGCGAAATCGTAAAAGCACAATCAGATGTTTTTAGAGATTTACGCATTCGTTGGTGGCCCACACAGCAAATTGGACTTTACGATGTAAAGCACGTGGCTGGTGGTAATCAAGAGCCAGACGAAGAGTTATTCACACCAAGTCAATTGACCCGTGCCTGTGTCTATCAAGCATTGGGGTATCACATTTATCCAAAACTATCACGATTTGAACCTGACGTAGACGTCTTTGAAAGAAAGATGGAACACTACAGAGCAGAGTATGAACGTGAAATGGATTTAGTACTAAGAGACGGTGTAGAGTATGACTTGAATAATGATAATACAATATCAGACAATGAAAAAGTAGCAACTCATCATCTTCGCCTAAAAAGGTAGATAGCAAATGAGTTTACGCAATCAAATTGCAGACAACATAGTAGAAGTTCTTAAAGACATTGCTGACCCACGTCCTGTGTTGGTCACAAGAGAACCATTTGATGTTGAAAAATTAGCAATAACACAATTCCCCGCAATATTAGTACAGTCAGGTTCAGAAGAACGTGACACAGAAACAATGGGCACTGGTGGTGTTCGTCGTGGTACTATCTTATTTCAACTTAGAGGCTTTCAACGAGGCACTGAGTTAGATAACAAAAGAAATCAACTAATTGAGGCAATTGAAGAACAGTTAGATTCAGACAGATACAGAGGTAAAACGTCTGGACAAGTACAAAATTCAATGGTCACAAGCGTAGAAGTAATAGAACGGTTGGCTCCTCTGGCTGAATTTGTAATCAACTTTGAGGTTACTTATTACTTCCAAAGAGGATCAGCATAAAGGAGAAAACTATGATCAAAATGAAGAAAAACAATTCAATTAAAGAGGTCAAGGATCATTCTTTAGTTGAAATGTATGAAAAAGAAGGTTGGACTAAATTTTTAGATGCCCACGTAGAAGTAAAGGCAACTGTAAAACCACCTAAAAAGGAATTTACTGATGTGAAAAAAGATGTCAGTGAACAAGTGGATGTGACGCCCACGGACAAAAAAGCGTCTTTTAATGAAACCAGCAACAAAGGAGAAAAATAATGGCTTTAGCAAGTATTATTACTGGAAACAACGGTGTAGTTAAGATTGATGATGCGGCAGGCACGCTAACAAGTATTGCCAGTGTTCGTTCATTTTCACTTGAAATTACATCAGACACAATTGAAAGCACTACAATGGGTAATGACAGCAGAACATACCTAAAAGGATTAAGTTCTTTTTCAGGTACCGCTGAAATTTACTACGATGGAGATGTTTTCCCAACAGCAGACAGTTCAACTAACCTATCAGGTTTGAATCCAACGCTTGAAACTGTTGGACACTCACCTTATGCAATTGAGTTATTCCCAGATGAAACTAACCATGCGGCAACTAAATTCGCAGGCGACATCATCATCACAGGGTTCACACTTAATTCATCTATGGACGGCATGGTAGAAGCATCTATCAGTTTCCAAGGTAGTGGTGGCGTAACTTACACTAACACGTAAGAAACGTAAACGAATGAAAGTTGAAGTTCTTGGCATTAACGAAACTATAAGGTTTCTTGGAACAAGTGTTACTGATAAAGTATCACAGGTTGCTTCTATCTATTTGGAAGAGGCAAAGAAAGCAACACCTATTAAATCAGGTAGAGCAAGAAGAAACTGGACTAAAAAAGTTAATCGCCAAGACTTTGACGTTTCAAACAATGTACCTTACATAGGTAGATTAGAAGAGGGCTATTCAAAACAAGCGCCAAAAGGTATTACGAGGGTGGCTTCAAGGCGTGCTAAACGGAGAGTTCAGAAAATATGACACAAGAAACTAAAAAACAAAAGTCTGTATTAGATACAGCAACCGCACATTTTAGAACAAAAATTAGCGGAGATATGACACACATCACTGTCCCAGAATGGGGTGATGCTAAGATTTATTTCAAATCTTCAAATACACTCACGGAAGAATCAAGACTTCTTAATCTTGCACAACAAGGCAAGACTGTAGAAGCATTGGTTGAAACACTTATTACTAAGGCAAGAAAAGAAGATGGTTCTAAGATGTTTACAATACATGACAAAGCAACTTTTATGAATGAAGTTGACCCAAGTGTTGTTATCAGAGTGTGTGGTGAAATGAATCAGAGTTTAGACAGCAATTTGGAGATTGTTGAAAAAAACTAAGAAGCGATCCTGACCTTATGTTTATGTACAGGTTGGCAAAAGATTTGGGTCGCACAGTTAACGAGGTTATGCAAATGACTTCAGCGGAGTTTGTAGGATGGGTTGCATTTTATAAACATGAAGCAGAACAAGAACGCAAAGCGATGAGCAAAGCCAAGGCAAGGAGATAAAGAATGAGTGATGTAACAGTACGTTTTAGAGGTGATACACGCCAACTTGATCGTGCTCTGGGTGGAGTCAATCGCGGTCTTAAAAGAGTAGAACGTAATTCTAAACAAAGTCGCAGAGCCTTACAAGGCATTGAAGCAACTGGTGGTAGAGTTACTACAGCATTAAGAGCCGCAGGAGCGGCTCTGGTTGCGTTTGGTACAAGTAGAGCCATTGGTGGTATCGTAGGTGCCACAACAGCAATGGAAGGTTTCAGAACACAGTTGACTACCTATCTTGGTTCACAAGAATTAGCCAACGCTGAAATAGATAGACTATCAAAATTAGCAAGAAGTTTACCACAAGACGTTAACCAACTTACAGAAGCATTTGTTATCTTCCAACGTTTTGGTTTAGATACATCAAATGAATCAATGAAAGCGTTCTCAAACATTGCGGCGGCTAACAGTAAATCAATTACACAGTTAGGTGAAGCAGTAGCAGACGCACTTACAGGTGAGTTTGAACGTCTAAAAGAATTTGGTATCAAAGTAAGAAATGAAAATGGTACCTTTACAGCAAAAATTGGTGAAGACCAAGTAGCAGTAGCAAAATCAGCCAGTGCCCTTGTAGAACAACTTAAGGCACTTGGTATGGAAGGCGGACGATTTGGTTCAGTTACAGTTGGACCATTAACATTGGCAATGTCAAACTTCCGTGGTGCAATATTTGAAGCAAGTGCGGCACTTGGTGAAGGTGGCTTTGGAATGGCATTGGCCAGTACTGTTGATAAAATTACAGAATTTATTACAAACAACGACGAATTGATGCAACAGATATCAAGAGGATTGACTGTGGCTACATTAGCGGCAGGTGATGCTTTTATATTCTTACTAAACAACTTAGACCTTGTTGTATATGCAATGGGAGCCTTGATTGCTATACCAATTATCAAGTTCTTCTTTGGATTAGGATCAATGTTAATTGCAACAGTAGTTCCTGCTGTGATTGGATTGCTTAGAGCATTTACAGGTCTTGCAAAATTTGTAGTTGGCACACTTATAAGAGGGGCATTGGTTGCTCTTAGTGTGGCATTTAGTAAAGTGGTATTGATAACAGGTGCTGTGGCAGGTGCGGCGTATGGATTAGCCAAAGCATGGGACTGGGTATTTGGTACACAATTAACAAGTGGTGTAGATGAATTTGCGGCTAACACTAAAGAAAAATTTGATGGCTTAATTGAAGAAATTGCAGGCTTAGGTGAAACTGTTATGGAAGTGGTTCCTAACATGGACGATCTTACAGCGGCGGCAAGCAAAGGCAAGGAAATTTATGACAAGTTTGGCAATATCATAGTTGACTTTACAGAATACAAAAAAGGCCTAAATCAAAGAGTAGAAGAAAGCATTCAAGCAGGGTTGAAAGAAACCAAAATGTTGAGTGCCAGTGAAGCGGCTCTTGTCAACAAAATAAAAGCAGAAGAGGCGCAAAAAGCGGCAACTGAAGCAAGAACACAAGCACTGATTGATTACACTAAAAAAGAACAAGAGGCTATTGCTAACACTGAAGCGGCTTTGGACTTAGAAATGAGTCTACTAACTGAAACAGAACAAGTTAGACAAGCACACATCAAAGCACTACAGTCAGAAATTAAATTTAGAGCAACAAATGCCAACGTAACAGACGAAGAAGCAAAAGCACACAGAAACCTAATACTACAACAAGAATTAGGAATGGTTAAGAAACGTGAACAAATGGCACTTGAAAAAGAGTTTTTGGCATTCCGTAAACAAAGCACACAATTAGAACAAGCACAAGCAGGTATGAGTGCAGTTACAAGATTGAATCCTGCAGAAGAACAAAGAAAAAGTTATGCTGATGCACTTGCTGGTATTGAACAATTAAGAGAAAGAAATATTCTTGATGAAAAGGAATACCAAAGAACACTACAAAGATTAGAACAAGAGCATGGCAAGAAAATGTTGTCTATCAAACAGGACCAAGCAAGAGCACAATTAGAACTTGCTGGTGTTACAAGTTCAGAAGTAACAAATGCTGTGATAGAACAAATGGCCAATGTAGAAATGATGCAACAAGGTGGTATCAGAGCGGCACAAGGAACACTGAGTGCGTTTGGTAACATTTTAGGATCAATGGCAGGACAAAACAAACAAGCATTTGAAGCCTATAAGAAACTACAAATTGCACAAGCATTGATTTCAACTTATAGTGCGGCAACCAAGGCACTTGCATTTCCTCCTGGACCTCCAATATCATTCTTATATGTTGCGGCGGCAGTAGCGGCAGGTATGGCACAGGTTAGTGCTATCAAATCACAAACTTACACAGGTAGACAATTAGGTGGACCTGTACAAGAAGGTAAATCATTCTTAGTTGGTGAAACTGGTCCAGAGATTTTTACACCTAACGGTAGTGGTAGAATAGATAGAATGGATAGTTTAGGTGGCAAAGAAGTAAACATCAACTTTAACATACAAGCCGTAGACACACAAGGATTTGATGAATTGTTAGTAAGCAGAAGAGGTGTTATACAACAAGTGATATCAGATGCTATGTTAGAGAGCGGACAAAGGAGTAGGTTCTAATGGCTGATATAGCAAGTCAATATCCAACATCACCAAGTTTCAATCAGGTGAGTATTTCAACAAACACACCAACATTGGCAACTGAAACATTTTCAGGTAAAACAAGACGTGTTGGACAAGGGCATACATTTTACAGTTGGCAAGTAAAATATCCTACAGTAAGCGAAAGAGACGCTGGACTTGTAGAAGGTTTTCTTGCACAGACATATGGCAGTTTATTAAGTTTTGAAATTGTATTGCCAAAAGTAAGTTATTCAAAATCAACTAATCCACCAAGCACTACACCTGCAACAACCACAAGTTATGCGGCTGGGGCAAAGAGTGTTGTGTTAGACAACTGTGGTGCAAACAAAGAAGTTTTATACGTAGGTGATTATTTTAAGTTTGATAATCATTCTAAAGTATACCAAGCGGTAGCAACTTGCACATCAGATGGCAGTGGCAATGCAACTCTTTTATTTGCAGGTAGTTTGGTAGCAAGTGTAGGCAACGACACTGACCTTACACTAACAGCAGTACCATTTACAGCAATTCTTGTAAATGATGTGCAGAAGTTTGATGTAGGCACTGGAGGATTAACCAACATAACTGTGGATATGAGAGAGACCTGGTAGATGAAAAGTTTTGCAGGAGAAGAATATCTAAAGGATGAGTATTACAGAGATCATACTATTGCGTGTGACCTTATTGAAATACATCTAAAGGATGCCGCAGGCAATGATGCACCATTGTATCTTGCAAGTGGTGGTATCAACATTGACTTTGATTCAGACACGGCTCCTAACGCAGGAACAAATACATATTCAGCACAAGGCGAATTCTTAGGCCATAGTGCAATCAACGAAGACTTTGATGTTAAGGTAGGCAAGTTTTCAATCAACTTGTCAGGCTTACCAAGCGGATACATTGACAAATTTGTAGGCAAAGAACCAGAAGGCAAAAGGGTTGTTGTTTACAAATGTTTCTTAGATATAAACACTCTACAAATTATTGGAACAGATAGTGCAGGCGGTGTTGCGGCCATTAATATGTTTGATGGTGAAGTGTACAATGTAAGTATACAAGAGTCAGCAAGTTCTTGTTCAATATCAGTTGAAGCAAGTAGTCATTTTGCAGACTTTGAAAGAAGTGCAGGGCGTAGAACAAATGATTGGAGCAATTGGTTATTCCAAGGAGTACAATATGATTCAGCATTTGAAAAAGCAGGTTTTGTGGGCAACCAAGAATTTTTATGGGGACGTACAGAATGATCGTAAGAAAAATAAGACCAGAAGAAATAGATGTAACAATCAACCTATGCAAATATTATGCCACTGAAGCAAGTGAACTACTACCAGAGATTGGTGAACAGTTTGACAATGATAGTGCAATAAATTTAATCAGAGGCAGAACAGCACAAGACAGTTTCTTTTGGTTCAACGCATTTGAAGGCACAAGACCAGTAGGCTTTGTAAGTGGTACAATGACAACTCCGCAATGGAATGAAAATATTGTATACGCACATATTGATTTGATCTATGTGTTGAAAGAACATCGCAACATTTCAACATTCAAACAATTGATTAGCCACGTTGAAGAGTGGGGTGCAATATTTGATTGTAAAAAAATAACAGCAGGCGACATAGGCATTGATGTTGAACGCAGTCGTAAATTATATGAAAGCGTAGGATTCAAAGAAGCCCTATGGATGTACAAGGATATTGAATCATGAGTGGTGTAGTAAAAACAATAAAGAAGGTTGTCAAAGGGATTGTCAAAGCCGTAGTAGGTGTTGTCAAAGCCGTTGTCAATGTTGTTTCAAGTGTTGTTAGTTTTATTACACAGCCTTTTATGGGACTGTTTGGCGGAATGCCAGATATGCCAGATGCAGGTGCAGAAGCAGAACGCCAACAAGGTGTCCTTATTACAAGGAATGGTAGTACTGTAAACATACCTGTGGTATATGGCCTTAGACGTGTAGGTGGTGCAATTACATTTGCAGAAACAGGTGCACAAGACAACAGATATCTTTGGGTAGCATACGCACTATCAGAAGGAACTGTTGAAGGATTGTTTGACTTGTTTATTGATGATAACCAATTAGCGTCCAAATACATACCCCTACTAAACAATGGACAAACAGTAACAGTTGATGAAGGCAAATTCAAAGACAGAATTGTTATGCGTTTTTCACATGGTAGATATTTTGCAGATCCAACAACAAACAACACAGTAGGTGGCGATTGGAATCCTTGTAGTGACGCACCAAGTTGGAAAAGTTCAATGGTCTATAATGGTGTGGCAACACTATTTGTTAGATACGAATGGAAGAAAATTGAAACACAAGAACAAGCAGATGCAAATCCATTTAGTGGATCAATACCTGCTATCAAAACAACACTATTAGGACGCAAGGTAGCAAGTATATCAAGTTCAAGTGGCTCAACAGCATATGATAGTGAAACAGAATTATATTCAACAAACCCTGCAGAAGTATTATTAGACTACCTACGTAATCCACGTTATGGTAAAGGTCTTAAAAACACAGACATTGACTTTGACAGTTTCTTAGTAGCAAAAAACAAATACAATACAAATGTTACATACACAACTGGTACAGCAACAGGTCCTATTATAACAACAAACACCGTCTTAGACACGCAACAAAGCCTCTTTGCTAACGTTAAAATGTTGCTTATGGGTTGTAGAAGTTATTTGCCATACAGTCAAGGCAAATACAAATTAAAAGTTGAAGACGCAGGTAACGCCACAGACATAACAAGTGGTGTTGCAACTATTGTACAAACATTCAACTCAGACAACATACAAGGTGCAGTTACATACCAAGCAATTGAAAGAAGTGCAAAATACAACGTTGTAGAAATAAACTATGTGAATCCAGACAAAGCATACTCAGTAGAAAGTGTTATCTATCCTGAAACACTTGCTGAACGTCAAACTTACATTGACAAAGACGGTGGTAGAGAAAACAAACTAACAGCAACATTTCCTACTATCACAAACTATGCTATTGCCAAAGACATGGCAAGACTATTGTTTAACAAAAGTAGATTCCAAGAATCAGTTTCATTTACAGCAAGTTCACAAGCACTTGAATTAGAAGTAGGCGACAACATACGCATACAATCAACAATGTTGAATTTTTCAACAACACCATTCCGTGTTATATCAATGAAAATCAACAATGACATGACTGTGGACTTAGGTTGTGTAAGAAATGATGACAGTTTATATCCACACACAAGAGTTGGTGAAGAAGACATTGTGTTACCACCATACATACCAAAAGGTGGACGTATATTTTATCCAGAAATTGTTGGCGGACAACCAATTGGACTTGTACCACCAGGAAGTAGTCCTGTTCCTATTGTTCACCGTCCACCACAAATATTTTCAACATCACCTACAACAGTATCAGGCGCTGGTACACATGATATTACTATATCAGGTAATAGATTGTTTACAGGTCTTACAGCGGTGTTTATTGGAGATGATGGTACAGAAATTACACCAGGTGTAACAACAAGAATCAGTGACAACAGCGTTGTGATACAAACAATATCAGGTATGACTGATGCTAACCAACCATATGATATTAAGATTACAAACAATGCTGACAATGGCAGTTTGAGTGTAAGACAAAACAACGTTCTAACTATAGACGCTGTTGAACCTGTGCCAGAAGATCCTGTAGAAGATCCTGTTATACCAGAAGATCCTGAAGATCCAGGACCAACACCAACACCAACACCAGATCCAGAACCTCCTGTTGCACCAGAACCTCCTGAAATAGTATTTGATCTAAATGAGTTTGTAACATTTTCAA